AACACAGGCCATAGGTAAATGGCTACAGGTTATGCTCAAGAGGTACACACCACCGCAAGGCATGACCAACGAGACTCTATTAGAAGAGATGAAGTTCATCGTGCAAGATATTAATGCTGTTATGCCTACTCATGTTAACGAAGGTATCATTGGTTTATTCTTAGAACGTACAGACAGACAGGTACGCGCCATTCATGGAGCGCGTAACTGGCCGTCTGTTAAGACGTTCATACTAGCGGCTAAGTCTGCTGCTAGTGAGACTGATCGTGCTGTAGCTGGCGACACCAAAGGTGTGTGGGACCTCAATCCATTCACAGTCATGGAGAAAAAAATTAAAGCTAAAGAATCTGTATCAGTTGATTACTTATACGGTCGGCTATCACATGGCTTAGTCAACACCACTACAATTACAGACGAAGAGCTAGATGAATACAGATTTGTTTACGAGACACGACTAAGAGAAGAACAGGGAGATGACTATGCCGATAAACAAATTAAAGAGCTTACCTCTAAGCACGACAGCTTTAAAAAAGATTGGCACATTGGACAGTCGCCTTCATCGGCTGACGATAATGATAAACATTCAGCTAGATCGGGACGGTGGGCAAAAGCAAGACTCAAGTATATCCCAATGGCGGAGCGAACAGGTAGTTGTGCTTAACGAGTTGTTAAAAATATCTGTTGATTATGCTGCACGTATGCAGTACAAATAAACTTATGGAGAATGGAGAACATCATGAAGCGCACTGGATTTATTGGGGGTTCTGATTGTGTTAAGATCATGCAAGGGGATTGGTATGATCTATGGGAAATCAAGACAGGTCGTAAACAAGGCGATGATTTATCTGATAACCTAGCAGTACAAATGGGTAGCTATACAGAATCATTTAACCTGACATGGTTTGAACAGAACATGCCTAATGGTAATGGCAGTGATTACCTAGTGCATAGCAATCAATACGAATACGAACGCAGCATTGATGGTGTGCCTATGAAGGGTATGATTGATGGCATGTGTCGTAACGCTATCGTTGAGTGCAAGCATACTAATTCATACAACACTATGGATAAAGCAATTGATTACTACATGCCGCAGCTGCAATGTTACATGGCATTAGCTAAGAAAGACGCATGTTATCTGTCAGTATTTTTTGGCAACAACAAATGGGAATGCTCCCATGTTGCATGGAGTGAGTCATACTTTAACTTAATGATGACTGCGGTAAAACAATTCTGGTCCCATGTAGATACAAACACTGAGCCGCTTGGCTACGATCAGCCAGCCTCAGTAAAGACTGATAGAATACCTGTAGATGATATGGTTAAGCGTGATGCCAATGGCGACAACCACTTTACATCTATAGCTTACGATTACATTGGCAACGAGCCTTATGCCAAGTCATACGAGGCGGCTAAGAAGAGCCTCAAAGAAATGGTAGGGGATAACGAGCGGGAAGTGTACTGCGATGCGTTAACTATACGCAGAGACAAGCGCGGCGCACTTAGAATATCAACACGCAAGGAGAACACACAATGAAGATGAATCGTGGAGCGGTATTAGCGATGTGCAATATTGGTACATCATCTCTGGATAGATACATGGCAGAAGGTTTCTTTCCTATGCCTACAAACACAGGTCTATGGGATTCTGAACACATCAAACTATGGGTAAATAGCCACGGCAAAGGTACATTGAACTCTACATACGGTAGAAATAATTATGGCAATGTATGGCCTACATGGGCTGACCTTCTAAGCATTGCAGGTAATCGTCAAAAAGATTTAGATTCCTCAGTCAAAGAGGCTAAGACTAAAGCAACCAAGCAAGATAAAAAGAACACATCTGGCGCTGTTAACTTGCACTATGTAACTGAACGTCTTCGTGACATTGATAACATGGATCAGGTCAAAGATTTCTATAATGAATGTGTATATAACATGGGCATTAATGCACTAAGAAATGGACGGGGAGTATGAGCAGTAAAGATATTAATAACCTAAACATATGGGATAGAGTGCAAGGTTCGGACCCTGCCTCACTCAAGCCTGTTAGCTTTGGATCAAGATCATTCACAGCCATTGATCCTATGTATCAGATACGTGCAGCAACTAAAGAGTTTGGGCCTGTTGGTAAAGGCTGGGGCTGGATTAATCAGACTAGATTCATTGACCTATCCAATGGTGACAAAGCTGTAGTTGCAGACGTACAGGTATGGCACGGTGAATTGATTAACGCTTTTGGCCCCTTCACTGGGTGCCGCAAGTTCTTTGATGCAGCCAAAGGTAGACTTGCTGAGGATGCACCGAAGATGGCTGTCACTGACGGCCTAACAAAAGCCCTATCACACTTAGGGTTTAACGCTGACGTCTTCTTAGGAACGATGGATGGCAACAAGTACGCCGCAGATAGCGGCACTAAATCAGCCGGCACTAGCTGGTAATACAGGAGCCAAAAGCATGGCAGAATATGACAACACTAACTCAGGCGCAGGGTTCAAACCGTTTGATACGCAACGCTTTATACTACAAGGCAAGCTAAACAACGATGGCAACGATCATAAGATTGTGCTTGTAGCAGACCAAACAAAATCTGGAATGAAAATCATTGAGGTCTACCAGAAGTTAGGCGTTATGTTTGAGAACGATAAGAAAGGCAATGAGAAAGCACCTGACTACTCAGGGCCAGTAGATAATACCGATCTAAAACTAGCAGGTTGGAAGCGTGCCAAAGATGGTGGCAACTATATGTCTCTTGCATTATCAAAAAGCCAGCAGCCAACAGGAATGGCGGGGCTTGAGAACGCCAAGGTGCCAGAGATAGAATTTGACGATGAGCTACCACCGTTCTAATGACGGACGAACCTCACTTTGATGGCGATACCTATGTCCATGAGCGTGACTTCAAGAGGCTTTACCCTCAGCTGCAAAAAATTAAGCAGTACATGGAGGGCAAGGGCTTCTTGCAAGTACAAGAAATAGCAGAAGCGGTAGGTGCGCCAGAAAATTCTACGTCAGCAGCAATGCGTAGCTTGCGTAAGAAAAGATTCGGCAGCAGAACAGTTAGCAGAAGGCACGAAGGCAATGGTCTTTATACTTACAAGCTAGAACCCACAGACTACAAAGAACCAGAACAGAAAAATATTCCAGAAGATTGGTGGAAGCACATATAGGATTGAATCATACAGTATTATGCGGTATCATGAGTCACCCGCATAGGGCTGTGTTCTCCCTAGTTCTATGTTCTTCCCCCTTGGGCGGCAGTGTTTACTCCATTGGCATTGCCGCTCTTTTTATTACACAATCAATTCAAAATGCGGTGCATCTATAAACGGTCTACGACCCTGTGATCTACGCAAATCTATGTAAGCATTCATTGCTTCTTCTGATGTTTGAGGCCACTCACCAATAGAGTTAATGTGCCACGCTGCACCCCAACGCAGAGAAATCTTCTCATGACCAGCGCCTTCCTTCATAGCATCAGCTATCTCATCGTACAGATTAAGCTCCCATCTACCGCCGCCACTGTATGCCATAAGATCAACAGCCAAACCATCTAAGTGTTTACTATTCATAGTTTGCGATGCACCAGATGCAACGAGAGAACGCTGCTCTGTCTTAGTGCGAATGCCACAGATCACAGAGAAGTCCTGCTTAGTTACAGCGATAGCGTAGTACACAATGCGTTGCAGTCTATCATCTACAGTGCTTAGCTTTTGTAGGCTGCGCTTACCTAATACATATCCCATTATTTTTTAAACCCTTTGATTGTTCTAATGCCAAAGCTGGCTGCTATACTGCAATACATACCCCATTGCACCCACATTGGTGTAGTCTCAAGGTTAGCAAAGCCCTCTGCCATAACTGCCTGCATAGAAGGAACGAAGTTCATGAGAAGAATAAGTACAAACACTACTGTCCATAGCTCATCCTTCCAAGAATCCTTGCTGGCCTCTATAGCTGACTGTTCCCAATCAGTTTCAGAGGTAGCTTTCTTTAGGGCTATCTCAGCGTTAGCTTTCTGCACTGCTGTCTTACCATCAATGTAACTACTAGCTAGTCCACTGACCGCAGAAATTATACCACCGAATATCATTTTTCATGCGAAAGCCATACGGCAAACGCTCCTGTCATTGCGCCAGTAACTACAGAAATTAAACCAGCTTGCTGTGTAGATATATCAGGCATAGATAATGCCCACTCTATGCAACGCACATAAACTATAGTCATTACTAGCATCATAAAACGCGGAAGTATTTTGTACTCTAGTATTTTTTCAAACGCGATAGTCATTACTTACTCCTTCACATCACTGACATTAAAAAATAAATCCCACCACCTATAACTACAATGATACCTAAAGACAGGCCACCTATAGCAGCGTTGTTAGCTATTTGTCTTTTGGCTTCCATTGCAGCGTACACAGTTTCTTCTCGTTCTTTGCGTATTTGTCTACGCATCTGTAACATATCATCGTATGTAGCTGGGCCAAATCTCATGTTAAGCATAAACTTAATTTCTTTTTCCCTCTCCATCAAAGTCTTCTTACGGATGACAATATCCATAGCTTCTTGTTCTATGTTATCAGTACCGTGAGTAGTCTTGTCTAACCAAGTAGGGTTCTTACGCTGGGACTCAGCCTTTTGTATGTCTGCAACTGCGCCATACCAAGAGCCAAGCTGTTGAGATATATCCTGTATCTCACGGCCAGCACCAACCAGCATTTTTATACCTTTAAAGGCAGCGTTAGCAGCAGCAAATGCAGTGACAGGATCAATCATAAACCATTACCTCATTAGGATTTACCTGCTGGGGAATACAATAAGCAGTTCCATAATCTTTTGTCTGAGGGTATCCAAAGCGCCTTACTAATTCTTGAGCATACCAATTACAAACATCTACTCGCTTAAAATAAAGTTGAGACTTTACAGGAGTGCGGTCTGATCCCATCCCAAGATAAAGTACAAGAACAAAAACATGGACCACATGCTTACCCCATCCTACTAAGGATAGTTAATAACATAATGATAGTAGCGCCAGACGTAGCTATAAGAACAGCTTCAAGACGTTTGATCCGAGTAAAAACTTCTTTAAACTGGATTCTAACTTCTGTTTGCAAAGCTATAACGTCCTTTTCTAAAACTAAAACGCGATCATTTATATTCATTAGCTAGGCTCAACAGGCCAATCGCCACCGTTGCCGTCCATATCTGGGCTTGCCAGATTAGGCCAGTTA